TCCAAAGCCATAAAATCCTAGTCCTGGCAGAAATTTGAAGTGGACAAAATATTGGATCTTATTTTTCTTTAGATCATCGGGCGCATAGTTTCTCCGTATGGAGAGAACTAATCGGCTACCTTCTTCAACAGTTACGATGTAAGGTAATTTTATTCCAGTAGGTCCTTCAGAGTTTGTATCTTCAAAACCTTCTAAATCTAAATTAACATGACACTCTAATAATGTGTAGACAGGTTCTTGTTTACCTGTTTTTTTAGTGCCATCTAAATCTCTTTCTTTTTTCTCAAGATCATTTTTCTCTACATGACCTGGTGGTCCCAATTCTACATCTCTGTAGAAACCAGATACCTGTTGTTTTCTTAATTCGTTCTCTGACATCTTGACGACGTGTATGATTGCCTCTGCATCCTCTAGACTGTTTGCAGTATATGGCACAACTAATTCATCTGCTGGCACAAACTTTGATACTGCTCTACCTAGTGGTACATCATAATAAACTTTTTTAAATGTAGAACCTGCGAGTGGTAGATGAAATAACATTGAATCAAACTCTTCTTCATATTCTTTCATCTGATCCATTATCAGATAATTCATAAAATCTTTTACACGTTGTGCCTGTTGCTCTGTACCAGGATTTTTTAAACCTATCACCTGTGTTCTGACAGGTCCATCACTTGGTAATAATTCTTTGTATGCTTGTGCTTGAAACTGTGTGACTGCCTCTGCTAACACCGGGTGTGTTGCACCTGAAGCTCCCTGAAAAGGTTCTGTTCTGTTTTCATATTTAAATCCTAAAAGATCTAGACCTTGAATGTAAGATTGTTCCCAATCTTTTCTCGATGCTTTGTAATCCATATAATTTTGAACCATCTCGTTGCCGATAGGGTCAAGTATATCGTCTGGTAATATATCTGCTAGATTATCAAAATGATTTTCTGTGCCAGGTATATTGATTGCACCTGGTTCAAAATTAATTGTGGCTCCGCCATCCTCTTCGGGTGTGACTTCTACTGGTCCTTTTTCATCTACTGGTTCCTGAACGGCAACCTCTTGTAGTTCCTCTTCTGATGGAACTTTGATCTCGGTTCTAGTGTTCGGGAGTCCTTTGTCTATTTCTGCCATTTAATACTCCTATCTCTTCCTAACATTTTTAAACGCTGCTGGCAACCCCTCGTCTCCATGTGGAGTGGGTCCTGATATCGGTGGTGGGCCTGATTTTTTGCCACCTGATAAACCTGCAATACCACCACCTGATAAAAATTGATCAGCCATTACAGGTGTTCCAAATCCTCTACTTTGTGACCTTAATAAATTTTTTTGTGCCTCTTCTTCTTTTACTCTCTGTACTCCTGCATCCATTTTCTGTTGTGCCTCTTGTAAAGTCATATCTGTTTTTGGTGTTGGACCTTCGATAAAACCAAAACCCATAGGCATATCTAAATTCAAATCTTTTAATGCATCCTGTTTAACAACGCTTCTCGCCTCTCTTTCTTCAGGTGTAAGTGATAAAATTCTTTTTGTACCACCAATTAAATCGGTTCCAATAAAACCTTGTTCTATTGCTTCAAGAAAAGGTTTTCCTTGTTCAAAAGCTTTATAAGTATCGTACACAACTAAAGGTGCTGCGGCAATACCTAAAGATTTAAATCCAGCTTTTAAATATGATTTCTTTTTTAAATCTTCAGGTATACTTGCAGCCATATTAAATAAATCTGTTATTAAAGGAATTTTTGAAACAAACTGAGGAGATTTTAACATGTTAATTATTTCTTTTGATCTTGGTGAGTCTTTAAAAAAATCTGTGACTTGTTTTTCAAATCTTTTAAATTGACCTTCAGGAGTTTTAGGACCAGATCCATAAAGTTTACCACCTACTTCAACCATTGCACCTCTTTTTTTTAATTCACCTATTCTTGATAAATCTCCTTCTTCTATTTCTTTACTTACCTCACGTGCTAAAGCATTTAGATCTCTATCTAATAATTGATAATTACCTGTAGCTCTATTTTTAACTCCCGATATATGGTGTTTTTCTAAAGCATTTTTAACACCATCATAACCTACTTTATTTTTCATAGTTTTAAATAAATCAGAAAGGGATATTCTAGTTGTATCTACACCTTCATTTTTTAATAATTCTTTTAAAGTTCCTTGAACAGGGAGTTTTGCTTTTTTTGAAATGTCTATAAATTTTTTAGTATTTAAATAATCTACGTGGTCAGAAAATAAAAGAGCGTCTGCATTTTTACCTTTTATAAATCTTTCATTAACAATATATTTTTTACCACCACCAAATTCAGTATTATCTATAAATCCAACAATCTTACTTTTATTATTAACCATTGCTCTAATAGGTTTATAGTTTGGATTCCCTAATTTATAAGATCTATTCATTTGTGAAGCCAACCAACCCTCGGCTTTAGAAAAATCTCCCGCTATTTCATAAGTTTTAGGTTCATCGACAAAATCTCTTATTCTATCATAAAGTCTTATATCTGCAGTTGGAGAAACTCCATAAGTAAATTTATTAAAGTCCCAATTTTTAATTGAAGAAAATTTAGCTTTAATGTCTTTTTGAGTTTCTGGTAAAATTGTTCTAACGTTTATTGGTTTTTTTACATACATTCCTTCTTTTTCAAGTCGATCTCTTATTAATCTTTGATCCACACCTAATTTATCTGCTATTTTTTGAATAGATAAATTTTCATTACGAAGTTTTTTTATTTCTTTAACATCCACATTTTTAACGGCAGATGTTTTTTTAGCTACTTGAGCCGCTTCCACATCTTTCTTTGCAGCTGCAAAAGCTTTAGCCTCGGAACCATATTTTTTAGGATCATAGTATTTTGTAGGTTGATTTTTTCTTTGGTATTTTAAAACACCATCTTTACCTTTTTGAATTGTAGTCTGTCCTTTATATAAAGTTTTTTTACTAATGTTAGGATATTTTTCTTTATGTGTTTTAATAGCATTAATGGCATCTTTCTTTCCTTGTTTAGTAAAAGGAAATCTTCTTTTTAACGCTGGACCTAAATCAGTGTTTTTACTTATTACTCCTGCTTCATACATTTTTTTTCCATCAGAGTGAGTGATAATAAAAAGATTAGGAACATTTTTTACAGATACTCTACTTCCTTTAGAATATTCCATCCGTCCACCATCAGCTCGTGGATTACGTCTGTTAAATGCATTGATTACTTCTATCTCCTGCACTCGTGGTTTTGAATCTGGTCTTGCTATATCTGATGCAAACTTGACTTGTTTTCTAACACCTGATCGAGTCAGGTAGTCCATCATCTGTTTGTATTCTTTTGGAGTCATTACTCTCCTAACATTCTAGCAATACCGCCACCTGCTTTTTTAATTGATGGTGCATCCTCTGTAACTTCTTCTATGATCTCTTTTTTAGATATCTCATCAATCTGTGATGCGTCAGCAGCAGTTCCATCTGAATCAAACTCTACTTTGTACTCCTCATACTCCTCACTTGGGTTTGGATCCCCTTCATCGGGTTTAGGTTTTTTGTATCGCATTTCAGTTCTATCGTTTATCACGTCAAAACTTTTATCACCAGAGACCCCCACTCCCATTTTATCTTTTTGAATCATAATTTCACCTGTGTCTAAATCTTCAATCAATTCATACTGGTCACCGTTTTTACCTGTGTAGGTAAATTCATTAACTCTTTCTTTATAACTTGGAGTTTGTCTCTGTTTACCAAATAATTTAATCTTAGAAACTAGATCAAAAAAATATGATGGGGCTTCTGTTACAGTTTCCACAGCTTTATCTACTATTGGTGCTGCCCCTTTAGTGAAACCTAACAGTCCTGTCTTAAGTGCAGTGATACCTGCACCAGCTGCTCCCACAGTTTTTAAAAATGCCCTACGTGCCTTGTCGATTGATCCTAACTTAAAACCTGCACGTCCACCTTGTGCCATGTCTTCTGGATCATCTTTCATTTTATCTTTAAATCTTTTTGCAGCCTCTTTGTTTTGTTTTTCTAATCTCTTTTTAATCTCTGCCTCTGTCATATCTCTCAATGATTCCTCTGCCGATTGCACCGGAGCCGCGATATCATCGGGACCGCCACGACTACCTGGTGGTGGTAGATCATCATCTGGTATCTGTTTGCCACCCATGATACCTTTTTTAGGATCGATCTCCTTACCCTCTAGGTCAAATACTTTTGCTGA